CCAATCTTTTCGCAGCCGCGGGTTTCAAAGGGCGGGGGGTCGTTTGATTTTGCTTGGCTTCTGCCGGGCTAGGATTATACTTCGCGCATGACGATCGCGCTTATTTTCGCATTCTCGGCCGTGCTGGTCTGGTGGCTACTGCGAACGCCGAAACCTCGCTCTGCGCAATTTTCCGCCGCTGCATGCACGCTCGCTTCATCTGCCAGTCGTGCCGCAATTGTCGACTGTGAGACCACGGGCCTCGATGCCAATCGCGACGAAATTGTCGAATTGGCCGTCCTGCTGATTGACTGCAGTAATCCTGAGAGCCCCGAGGAGCTGGGGTTTTACTGCGGGACTCGCGAGCCCTCCGTCCCCATCAGCGCCGGTGCCGCGAGAGTGAACCATATGACACTTGATATGGTACGCGGCACCAAGCTGGAGGATGCAAAGATCGCCGCGCTCATCTCGCAGGCCGATGTTTGCATCGCGCACAACGTGAACTTTGAGCGCAAATTTCTCAGGCGGATTTATCCCAAACTTTTTGCTGGCAAGAGCTGGGGCTGCACTTGCTGGGGGATCGACTGGCCGTCCGAGGAGTGCGAACGTCGCGCGCTCGATTATCTGATGGCCCATTATTCAATTGCCGACAAGGCAAAGCATCGGGCCGGCGCGGATTGTCGAGATTTACTGACACTGCTGCAGAAGAGAAACCGAGAAGACCAAACCTTTCTATCCCTCCTTTTAGCCAATGCTGGTCGCCCTAAGGCGAAACGGCCAGAGCCCTCCGGTCGTAAAAGCCCATCAATCGGCATCTCCCTGAGCGACGAAGGCGTAACGCTCGACTACTGCGGAAAGGAAATCTCCCAGTCTCAATTAGATAAATGGAAGCGGCCAGCTGAAGCACGGATCGAGGAACTCATGGAATTGTTGAAATCGATCGTGGCGGACGGTCAGGTTTCTGATGAAGAGTTCAACCAGCTCGATCAATGGCTCGAGGAAAATTCGAGTGTTTGCCATCGTGACTGTTGGCCCGAGAATGCCATCTTTCGGCGCGTGTACCAGATAAAAGCCGACGGTGAGATAGGCGCGGACGAACTGGAGGAGCTGCGGGACCTGGTCCTTCACGTCCTACAGCCAGGCGCGATTGCGAAGCTTGCCGGCCCCGTCCAGACCGCGGTGCTCACAGAGCCGCCTCCGGTGGTTCAACTTCGAGGCCGGGCTATTGCTTTTGCGGGCAAGTTCGTTGCGGGCACTCACGCCGCAGTGGGCCGGATGATCCAAGAGCGGGGAAGCCGAGCCGTTTCTGCGGTCGGCGCGATCACGGACTATCTCGTGATCGGTGGACTCTCTCTCGACAACCTTAACACGGGGCGAGCCCGAGCCAAGCTCGAGCAGGCAGTGACGTTGATAAAGGGCGGCGCTCCGATCTCGATCATCTCAGAGGAGCGGCTCATGGCAGCCCTCGAAAAACAGCCCGACTCGCAGGCCGCATAGGCGCCGCCTTCGCCGCCTGTGGTATAATTAGATCATGGGACGGCGCGGACCTCCGAAAAAACCAACACAGCTCCGGATCCTGCAGGGGAACCCCGGCAAACGGAGCCTAAATACCGACGAGCCGAAGCCGCCCCGCGCGCAGGCGTCAGAGCCTCCGGCTGACCTGGACGCCGCGGCGCAGGAAATCTGGATCGAAAACGTGCCGCGCCTGGAGGCACTAGGCCTGCTCTCGGTGCTCGACCTGGCGACGTTCTGGCGATATTGCGACCTTCGCAGTAAATTCAAAAAGGCCAAAGATTTCCTCGATAAGAACGGATTCTGCTATGCGATTTATCACGAGCAAACCGAGGGGGAGATCGCCGCTCACGCAAAGCCGCGGCTGAAATACATGGCGCAGTTTCCGCAGGTGAACATCTATTCGCAGCTCAGCAAAGAGATCACCCGGCTCGAGCAAAACTTCGGCATGACGCCCGCCTCCCGCGCCGGGCTCAACGTGATTCCTCCTGAGAACCAGACCGGAGAAACCACCGAGGATTTTCTGTATGGCGCCGGCGACTAAGCGTGTCCGATTTTGACGGCATACCGAAGCACTGGGGGCGGGGCCATTACCGCGATGTTCCGATCTGCAAATGGGCGAGGCTCTCCCGGGAGCGCCAGGTGCGAGACCTCGAGCGCTCACTGAGCGGAGATCCCGAGTTCCCCTATTACTACGACGACAAGGCCGCCGACCGGGTCGTGAAGTTTTTCTCTCAGCTCCGGTTCTACGATGGCGAGTGGGCCGGGCAGCGCTTCATTCTTGCGGACTGGCAAGAGTGGGACCTGATTCGGGTGCTATTTGGGTGGAGGAGTCGGCTCGACGGCCTGCGCAGGTTTCGGCGCGCGGATATCATCGTGCCAAAAAAACAGGGCAAAACACCGATCGCGGCCGGCATCGGCGCCTATATGATGCTCGCCGACAGAGAACCGGGCGCCCGCGTGCTCTGTGGAGCGACCTCGAAAACTCAGGCCCGGGAGGTTTGGGACGCGGCGATGAAAATGATCCTGCGCTCTCCAGAGCTCCGCGGCCAGGTCGTCGCGTTCAAGCAGGCACTCTTCAACCCAATACTCGGATCCTCGTTCGTGCCGATCTCGCGGAGCTCCGAGGCCGCGGACGGCCCGAGCGTTCACTGCGGCATCATGGACGAGATTCACGCGCACAAGGACCGCGCGCTTCTGGATATCGTCGACCGCGCACTCGGCGCCCGCCGGCAGCCGCTGGTGCTCAACATCTCGACGCTTGGTGTGATCGGAACCTCTCCGGTGTGGGATATCGTGAAGTTTATTAAGGAGGTTCTTGAACGGCGAAAGGACAACGAAAAGCAGTTCTGTTACTTCACGACAGTCGACGACCCTGAAAAATGGACTGACCCGGTCGAGTGGCAGAAGGCGAACCCGAACCTCGGGATCTCGATCTATCCGGCTGGCTTTGCCGACGACATCAAAAATGCAGTCGACATGCCGTCAAAGCAGAACCTCGTGAAATGCAAGAACCTGAACATCCCGGTCACCGCCGAGAGCAAGTGGCTGAACATGGAGGACTGGGACTTATGCGGCGGCACGATAGAGCCGGAGACGCTGAAGCACAAGCCCTGCTACGGAGGTCTCGACCTGGGAATTTCGAAGGATATCTCCGCCCTGGCGCTCGCCTTCCGGCTTGGCGCGGTGGAGATAAACGGCCAGATCCGGCCGCTGATCTGGCTCCTGATGCGCTATTGGGTGCCGGCGGAGGGGATTTTGACCCGCTGGCAGGAGGACGGGGTCGACTATCCGCAATGGGAGCGCGCCGGCTGGATCAAGGCGCTGCCCGGCAGGACCACCAATAACGACATAATCCGAGGGGATATCATTGAGTTAGGCCGGGAATACCAGATCAAGCGCATCTCAGCAGACCGCGCGCACGCTCACGAGCTCATGACCCACCTGGCGGAGGATGACTTCGAAATCCACGACCACCTGCAGACGCTGCGCGCAATGACGTTCCCGGTGCGAAGCTTCGAAGACCTGGTGCTCGAGCACCGCCTGCGGCACCAGGACGACCCGGTACTGAAGTGGATGGCCGGCAACGCGGTCGTGATCCAAGGTGGCGATAACATGATAAAGGTCGTGAAAGACAAAAGCCCCGACCGAGTCGACGGAATCACAGCCGCCGTCATGGCGATAGGTCAGCTCCTCATCGCCCCAGCCGACGAGGAGAATGTTTATGCCACGCGGACCATGGCGTCGGCTTAGTCGGCGGCGACTTTTGGGGTAGAATAGAATTAGGAACCACAACGAGGGCGAGCGGAACCAGTGAAACTCTTATCCCTGTTTCGATCCGAGCCGGAAGCGAGACCCAGAGACGACGACGATTTTTGGTATGAGGGCGCAGCTGACCAGCTGCGGGGCGGGGTGACGCCGGCGGCGGCCTGCACGCTTGCCGCGGTGTATGCCTGCCGGATGGCGATAAGTGAAACTCTCGCCATGTGCCCGGTCGGGGTAATCGAGAACACCGGCCCCAAAACCGTTCGTCAAGCCACTGAACACCCGCTCTATTCCGTGCTGCATGATGAGCCCAACTCCTTCACCGACTCTTTCGCCTGGTGGGACGCGCAAGTCCGAAATCTCATCGACCATGGAAACTGCGTCGCGCTAATTGAAAGGCCAAGGACCAACCCAAACGCAACCTTTAACGAAGCGCCGCGCGGCCTGCAGATCATTCTCCCGGAGCTCGTCACCGCGAAAAAAGAAGACGGCCGCCTTAAATTCACGTTCACCGAGAACGGCATCCGGCAGACGAGAGACCAGGCGGAGATTTTTCACGTTTCAATCAACTCCCGCGATGGCATTTGGGGCAAGAGCCCGTTTCAGATCGTCGGTGAGTCGTTCGGGCTCGGGCTCGCCGTGCAGCGTCACGCCCTGAAGCTTTTTGAGAACGGAGCGTTTTTTCGCGGCTTCGTCGAGACTCCGAAAAAGTTTCCGGATGACGAGTCCGCGAGAAACTTCATTCAGAGCATCGTCAAATTCATGCGCCGCGGAAACGTCGGCCTCCTCGAGGGCGGGAACAAGTATGTCCCAGCCACGATGGACAACCGAAACGCTCAGATGATCGAAGGGCGTCAGGCGTCCGTGCTCGATGTTTGCCGGATCCTCCGCGTGCCGCCTTCTTTTGTTGCCGTAACCGAGGGCAGCAAGAGCTATGCAAGCGTCGAACAGGACGCCATCTTCTTCGTGCAGTATTCGCTGCAGACCTACGCCACCCGGTTTGAGCGCGCCGGGAACCGGCAGCTCCTGAACCGCGACGGTGAAAAGGGCCGCTACTTCATGAAGTTTAACCTCGACGCGCTGCTCCGCGGCGACCTAAAGAGCAGGACCGAGGCGATCGTCCAATCACTGCGCGCCGGTCTCAGGACCATCAACGAGTCTAGATATCTGCTCGATCAAAATCCGATCGAGGATCCGATGGGCGACGTGCCGCTCATCCAGATGGACCTCATGCCGATTAACCAGGTTGGAAAGCTCAAGGAAACTCCCGCACCGCCAGCAAAGAAGGCGAGTGAGGCGGTGGTCGCGCCAGCGCCGGAGAATCTCATCGGAGACGAGCCGGCGGAGAAGTCTTTGCCGCCGGCGTTACCGCGGACGCGCTTTGTGCCGCTCTTCCAGGACCTCATGGCGCGGGCGGTTCGCCGCGAGGTCCGAGCGCTGCAGGCCCTGCAGCAGCGGCCGGCGTTCCTCAAAAAGGCGGCGGAGTTCTACGAGGGGCACGAGGCGCACCTTCGCGAGGTGCTCGGCCCGGCCTGCGGCGCCTTCCGGCCCAGTTACGAGCATAAGCTCGGCGAGTTCTTGACGAAATTCAAGGCGGCCCGAGCGGAGCAGCTGACTGAATCGCCGGAAATGGACCTCTCGCTGCTAGAGTCGGAGGCGCCCTGGTATGCCAACAAACTGCTTTCCCTTCTTGAGGACAAAAACCCATGGAATCTCAAATCATAAAGCGAAGTTTCACGGTTGAAAACTTCCGGGCGGAGGCCGTTGAGGGCAAAAGTCTTCCCGACCTAGTGGGACATGCCGCGGTGTTCAATGAGCCAATCGACCTTTACTGGTTCACTGAGAGCATCGCTCCGGGCGCATTCAAGGCGTGCCTCGAGCGTGGCGACGACGTGCGCGCGCTGTTTAACCATGACCCTAACTTCGTCCTTGGCCGTAATCCCAAGACATTGTCAATGAACGAGGACGGGACCGGCCTCCTGGTCCGCATCTCGCCGCCCGATACACAACTCGGCCGCGACATGGTCGTGAGCATCGGCCGCGGAGATATCTCTCAGATGTCATTCGCTTTCTGGAGCGAAAAAGAGGAGATGGACGACAGCGAGGACCGAGAGAAGCCGCACTTTACAATCAAGCAGGCCAAGCTCTTTGATGTTTCTCCAGTCACGTTCCCCGCATACCCGACCACGGACATCGGCGTCGACCGCGCCCGAGGCGTGACTAAGGAGGAGTTTGAGGCGAGATGTCGCCGCGCGCTCGCGGCACGAAACGGAAGTGCGGATCCGGCTGCGGCGAAGCAGCTTCGCGAGCGCCGGCTGCAGCTCCTGCTCGCGCGCTGAAAAAAAAATTCACGCACCCCTCTTCGGACTCACCGAGATCCCGTGGTATTCTGAAAAAAGAAGACACGGAGCCGACGTTCCGTGCCACCCATGAAAGTGTGAAGCCGACGTTTCACACTCCGACATAGCCCCACCGCGACCCAACGGTCATGGTTCCAACGAAATCCGGCGGCGCGGGAAATCACAACAAGAGGAAATTTGTTTGCGCGCAATGTGTGCGCGGAAACTTTTTTACGAGGAGACATCTATGCTCTTGGAACAATTGCGTAAGCGCCTCAACGAGCTAATCGAGGCCATGACAGCCCTCTCGAATTCCGTTGTGGACAAAGACGGCAAGTGCCGCTCCTTCACGGAGGACGAGGACAAGAAATACAAAGCCCATGAGGTGGAGCTCGCGGAAGTGCGCTCGCAGATCCAGCGGCTCGAGAACGTCGCCGCCGCGAGGGCGCAGGCCGCCGGCATCGCAGAGGCTGCCACCCCCGGGAATCCTCAGATTCAGGTGGTGCGCGAGGCCAATTGCAACGAGCAGGGTGAGTATCGTGGATTCCATCACTTCGGCGAGCAGCTCCAGGCGATTGCCCGATCGAGCATGCCCGGCCAGCCCGTAGACAAGCGGCAAGAGGCCCTGCAGCGCTCCGTGAGTGGGGCCAGTGAGGGCATCGGCGCCGACGGCGGGTTCCTGGTGCAGACCGACTTCCAGCAGAAGCTGAACAAGAAGGTCCACGACAGCGCAATCCTTGCGTCGCTGTGCGAAGAGGTAACCATCTCCTCGAACTCCAACGCTCTCGAATGGGTGGAAATCGTCGAGGACTCGCGCGCCGAGGGGTCGAGAAGCGGCGGCGTGAGAGTGTACCGCGACAAAGAGGCGGGCAGCGTGAGCTCCTCAAAGCTCGTGACCCGAAAAGACCGCCTGCAGCTCGAGAAGATGACGGCGCTTTTCTATGCGACCGAAGAGCTTCTCGAGGACGCCTCCGCCCTGATGAGCCTGGTCGAGCCGGCGTTCGTCGAGGAAATGGCGTTTGTAACGGACAACGAGGTCTTATGGGGCGACGGCGCCACCGGCGAAATGCTGGGCGTCATGAACTCCCCGGCGCTGATCACCGTCGCGAAAGAGTCGGCGCAGACCGCGGATACAATAAAACACGCCAATGTCCGCAAAATGAAGGGCCGCATCTGGGCGCCCTCCAAGCCGCGCGGCATTTGGGTGATCGGCAATGGTGTTGAAGAGGAGCTGGAGAGCATCTCCTTCCTCGACGGCTCCACAACCCCGGTCCCGATCTATCTGCCGGCCGGCGGACTGTCTCAGCAGCCCTACGGCGTGCTCTATGGCCGCCCGGTGCGCGAGGTTGAGCAGGCTAAGCCCCTCGGCGACAAAGGCGACATCGCATTCCTCGACCTGTCCCAGTACCGGATCGCCATCAAAGGCGGGATCAAGGGGGCGGTATCCCAGCACGTACGCTTCCTGTACGGCGAGAACACCTTCCGGTGGACCCGCCGCATCAACGGCAAGCCGATGTGGAGGTCACCGCTCACTCAGGCCAACGGCGGAAACACCAAGTCTCCGTTCGTGGTTCTGGCGGTGAGGTCATAACCCAGCAACCCAAGCACGGCCGCGAAGTTTGCGGCCGAGTCCTTTAACTGAATTTTTTGAGAGACGGAAAAATGGATCAGCTAGTCGAAAAAATTAAGGTCGTTCGGGGAACAACCCCTAGCTCTGACATGTACAACGGCAGCCCGGGTTCCGACATCGTAAGCCTCCGCGATTATCAGGAGGCGCTCTTCGTCGTAAGCCAGAAGACCGGCGGCACAAATACCGGCGTCGCAACGATCACCATTGAGGCGTGCGATGACGTGAGCGCGAGCAACACGAGCGCGATCGCCTTTGACTATTTCAAGAACGAGGCGGCCGCGAGCTCCGACGACTTCGGGGCCAGGCAGAGCGTCGCCGCGACCGGTTTTGCGACCACCGCCAACAAGGACGCGATCTACATGATCCCGGTCAAGGCGAGTGACCTTCCGGATGGGTACCCGTTCGTTCGCCTGAAGACGGCGGAGGCGGTCGACGACCCGGTGCTCGGAAACGTGCTGGTCATCCTGTCGAAGGGACCGCAGAGCGATCCGAACATCGCCCCGACGGTCATAGCGTAGGTTTCTCTCCCATGGTGCGCCGAGATCGTCAGTCAAATTCATGCTTCCCTGACGATCTCGCGCGCCAGTTTGACGACCCAACTTGCCGGCGCCGCGTTTCCGAGGACGAGCGACAGGACCTTCCCGAAAATCGCATGGTGGAAATCGAGAGAAACGCGGCGCTTTTTACCAAGAGGTTGCCCGGGATTCCCGCGGGGGTTAAATGCCGACGACGTTAGAGACAGCGCCGGCCCTCGAGCCGGTGACACTGGACGAGGCAAAGGCTCAGTGTAGGGTCACCACGACCACGGACAACACCTATCTCACGAGCCTCATCACCGCCGCCCGCGAGAAGGTCGAGAGGGACACCCGCCGCGCACTCATTGAGCAGACCTGGCGCGCAACGCTTCCGAGCTTTCCCTCGGGAAGAATCATCCGCCTCGAGCGGGCGCCGCTTATCAGTGTGACCTCGGTCAGATATTACGACGCCGACAACGCCGACACACTGCTCGCTACTGCCGATTACACCGTCAACGCCAAGCCCACGCCCGGATTTGTCGAGCTGAACTGGGATAAGACCTGGCCGGTGACCTATGACCGCGCGGATGCCGTGACGATCTTGTTCAAAGCAGGCTCGGGAGCTGCGGCTGCGGCAGTGCCCGGCGCCTTGAAACTTGCCGTCCTGCAGCTCGTCGCGCACTGGTACACGCAACGCCAGCCAGTCAACGTCGGCAATTTGGCAACTGACATCCCGCACACATACGAGAACCTGATCGGACTCCACGAGGTGAACCTGCCATGAACATCGGCGCCATGGACAGGGAGATTATCGTCGAGCGGAACACGCCGACCATCAGCACCAACGGCGCGGAGCTCGCGAGCTGGGCGACGCTCGTGTCGCTTTGGGCCGAGAAGCGCGCGGTCTCGGGGCGGGAAACGTTTCAGAACACTGATCGGTTGATCTCATCTGAGACCGCGTCGTTCTACACGCACTACTACTCCGGAATCACCACCAAGGACCGAATCAAAGAGGGCGCGAAGTATTGGAACATTCGCTATGTCCGAGAAATCGGCCGCGGAGAAGGGCTTGAGCTTTTGGCGGAGGTTGTGGAGTGAGCAGCGAAGTCATCCTCCGCATGGATGTTAAAGGGATTGCCGAGCTTAAGAAGAAGCTCCAAGGGCTGCCGGCGGAACTGATCCAAAGGATGGACCGCGCCGCGATGAAAAAGGGGCTGCGTCCCAGCTATGACGCAGTGATGAAATACGTGCCGGTTGGCGAAACCGGCAACCTTGCAAACAGCGTGAAGATCACAAGTAAAGTCGTCGCGTCGGGGAAGAGTAATTACATCTATGGAATGGTCGAGGCGATCGCCCCGCACGCCCACCTGGTGGAGTACGGGCACGAAATGTGTGACCACGATGGGAAACCCACCGGAAAGACAGTACCTCCTCATCCGTTCATGCTGCCGGCGCTCGTCGAAACCGCTCCTGAAGTTGTCAACATCATCGCCGAGGAGTGCGGCAAAGGTCTGGAAAAATGCGGGGTACTCACATGATCGACGCCGCGATCGTCTCCAGACTTTCGAGCAGCTCCGCCCTTGTGGCGCTTGTTTCAACGCGAATCTATAAAAGCGTGCTGCCCGAAAAGTGCACGCTGCCTGCTATAAGCTTTCACTACATTAGCGCACTGCCTCGCGAGACCCCGCACGACGGGCCGCTGAAAGACCGCGCGAAGTATGTACAGATTTCCTGCTGGGGCCGAAACCCTGACGAGATGGAATCAATCGCCAAGCTCGCCGCCGATCTCTTCGACGGTTACAAGGGCACCATCGGAGGCCACACCATCGAGCTCTCATCGGTGGAGAACGAGGTCGACGTGCCCGGCGTGGAAAACGCCCAGTTCCTCAAAGCTTTAACCCTTCTGATTAACTACAAGGAGACCTAGTTATGACCGCTGCGACACCGAAACTAGCGCATGGTTCGATTCTGCAAATGGGGGACGGCGCCTCGCCGGAAGTGTTTTCGGCAATCGGCTCCCTGGTCGGGGACGTGACATCCTCCGAGTCGGTTGAGGTTGCGAAGGCATATCCTCACGATGTGACCGCCTACATTAAGAAGGCGGCCGGCTACGACCCGGGGACGCTGAGCTGCCAGATGCTCTATGACTCGGCCGCCACCGCGCACGCGGCAGTTCAGACCGCAATGCGCGCCCAGACGGAGAAACACTTCAAATGGATCAACGTCGATACCGGCGCGGAGCAGGACGCTTTCACCGGCATCATCACGAAGTGGGACAAGATCGCGCCTGAAAAAGACTTCATGCGAGCTTCGATCTCCATCGAGCGCAGCGGGGCTATCGTTTCTTCATAGCGGTGACCCATGGCAACCGATAGGGAAGTCGCAGATCCCGGTGTGCTGATCGTCCTTGGCGGCAGGGAGCGGCGCTTGGTCTATACCACCTGGGCGTGGATGCAGCTTGAAAAACTGCAGCAGAAATCGCTCCTGGGGAAGCAGATCGAGTTTCGCTCCCTGACCGACATCATCCATTTCGCATGGGCGGGATTGCTTGCGCACCAGAAGGATCTCGACGGATTCATTTCGGCTAACGGGGAGCCCGGCGCCAGGGCTGACGCGGGTATCCGGAAAGTGGCCGAGTGGGTCAAGCCCATCGATGCCGGCGAGTTCGTGATTCCGAAAATCTTGGAAGCCCTCGATGCTTCTCAGCCCAAGCCCGAGGCGGACGAAAAAAACTAAGCGCGGACTCCAGCGAGTCCGCAAAGGAGCTTAGCTGGATGGAGATGCTGGCAACTGCGCAGGTGGACCTGGGCCTTTCGGAGCGAAGGTTCTGGAGCCTTACGCCGGCGCAATATGCAGCTCTCCAGCGAGTGAGGCTAAACCAAATTTTCAGGCGCAATTACCGAGCCGGAATCATCGTTGCCACAATTCGCGCGGCGCTTGGAGACCAGGAAGCAAAGCCCATGGACTCGTTCGAAAGGAGTAAGGCGGCGGCTGAGCGCGAGGCGATTGAGGCGGCTGATTCGGCGCTGCGCCGGCAGATGAACCGAGAGGCGAGAGAGAGGAAGGGACGTGTCTAGAGGCGGGACAATTCGAGTCGGCGGAGTGCGCATTGATGCGTCGATGGAGACCGCCGTTCTTGAGAAAAACATCGCCGATATTAATCGGAAGCTGGACAGGTTTGCCGAGGGCACAAAGGAAGTATTCAAGGGCCTTGGCGTCGGGCTGAGCATTCGCGGGCTCGAGGGTTTCGTCTCCCAGATGGGACGCCTTGCGGCGGAGGGGCAAAAAATCCAGAGCCTCAAGGCTGGGTTTCAATCGCTCGGGGGGTCGTTTGACTGGGTTTCAAAAGCCCAGTCTGCACTCAAGGGGACCGTCGACGATACTACGCTCTTGATTAACGCAAACAAGCTTCTCATTGGCGGCCTTCGCCCCACCGGGGAGCAGTTTGCTCAGGTCGCAGAATATGGCGCGCGGTATGCGCAGGTAATCGGCGTCGATGCGGCGGACGGAATTGAAAGGGTCACGCAGGCGATCTCAAAGGGAAAGCCGAAACAGCTTGAGATGCTGGGATTCCACATCACAGGGAAGACGCGCGCGGAGGCGCAGGCGCAGGCGGTTGGGCAGCTGGCCGATCGGATCACGGAGCTCCCGCCGATTCCGGACTCGGTCGACACATCATTTAGGGCTCTGGTTACCACGCTTGGAGACGCTCGCCAAAATATGGGCGAGACCGTTAATAAGTCCGACCTCTTCAAGAAGGGCCTCAATGCCCTCAGTGGCGCAATCAAGGATGTTGACATCGACGCCTTCGGCCGCGCCTTCGGCCGCCTGGCGGGACTCATCGCCGGGACCACGGGAGAGCTGATAAAGTTTGTTGATTGGCTCACGGATCCGGAGGGTATCAAGCGGGGCTTCGATGTGTTCACAGGCTGGGCCGGAAACGTGTTCGATAAGCTCACGTTCGGCGGCGGCACGTTTCAAATGCCGGAGTTTGCCGCAATCGCCGAGCAGAACATTAACGATATTTTCGAGGGCGGAAAGGGCCTCGCCACTAATTTTAGCTGGGATCAATTCGGAGAAAGTGTTGCCGCAGCCGGGAATGCCGCCGCCGGCGCCGCGGGAAAGGTACACCTTACCGCCGAAGAAATCGCGGCGGCGACGCAAAAGGCAGATCAATCCTCTCAAGCACTCGCGACGCTTCAGAGCAAGCTTTTAAGCCTGCAAGTGAAGGGCCTTGAGGGGAAGCTCACCGGCGCGCTGCAGGCTGGCGACTTTGCCATGGTGGAGCAGCTCAAGCCGGCATACGAGCAGGCGCTCTACGAAGGCCAGATGGCAGGTCTGGCCGAGTACATCAAGAAAGCGGGCCCGCTCGGGAAGGAGCTCGCCGACCAGGTGGCGACTGCGGAGACTCAGGCCAAGCTTGACGACATCGACGGGCAGCTTAAAGAGCGGCTCCTCAGCATTCACGGCGAGGCGGTCTCGTTCTGGGTGACTGCCTTTGAAAACGCAATTACCGGAGAGACCTTCAATCTCGAGGACGCCTTTAAGCAGCTTGCGATCGGCTTTGCCGCGGAGCTCGCCGCGCAGGTATCAGAACAACTGCTGGGTATCGACTTTTTCAAAGGCATCACTTCACTCAAAGAGGCTGGCGGCACTTTTGCTCAGTATATCCTCGGCGGAAACCCGATGTTGTCATTTCTCGGTGGTGGCGCCGGCGGAGAAGGGGGCGCTGCGGCCGGCGGAACCAGCGGGCTCATCACTGGCGCTGCTGGCGGCATCGGAGGAGCCGCAGCTGCGGGCTGGCTTGGCTCCGCGGGGATGAGTGGCAGTGCTGCCTATGCCGCGGGCCTGCAAGGGCCGGTGATGGCAAATGGGATGTTTGCAAGCGGCAGCGGCGTTATGGGCGCTGTTAGCACCGCCATGCCGTACATTGCGGCCGCCGTGGCCGCCTACTATGTCGCCGACCGCACGGGGCTGATCGGTGGCATTATGGCATCCTTGGGGCATGGTGAAACCTCACCCGGTGAGCTCGCGAGGAGAGAGTTCAGCTCCTGGATCACGGAGCAGTTTAATAAGCTCAGCACCGCGGCGTTCATTGGGCCTGGTGGGCAGATGGTCACGGGGAAGGCGCCGGGATTTCAATTCGATGTATCCGACAAGGATATCAAGCGCGCCGAGGGATACTTCGCCGGACTAGGCTCCGACGCGCAGAATACGTTCTCGGCACTCGGCACCGCGTTTAAGCGCCTGGCCGGACTTACCGAGGAGCAGAGCCAGCAGATCGCTGCGGCGCTCGCGCATGATCTGCTCGGCAACATAGATAACGCGCGCCTCCTGGTCTACCAGCTCGGGCTCTCCTTCGAGGATCTTTCCGGCGTCCTCCTCGAGACCGCAAAGTCTGGTGAGATTCGGTGGAGCGAATACAACGCTCAGATCGCCGGGCTTAAAGATGCGTTCGAGCCGGGACTGAAGGCCGTCGGCGACTACGGTCAGGCATTCCAGAATCTCATCAACTCCGGCGGCCGCGGAATGGCGGCGCTCAAGGCCGTGCAAGACACCGCGGTCGAGGGCATGGAAGCGGGGATGTCGACGGTAGACGACCTTGCCGAGGCGCTAAAAGCCAAGGGGCTCGATCCCGAGTGGGTTGACTCCTACGTGAGCGCGATCAAATCCAAGGGCATCAACACCCTCGAAGAGCTTAACGCCGCAAGCGATGAGACCCTCGGCGGAATCGTCGGCGATATGGAGGGTGCGAGTCAAAGCCTATCTCAATCTTGGCAGGAGATGGGGGAGGGGCTCGATGAGCTCAATACGAAACTCGATGAGCTCAACGGCAAGACTGCCGAGACCTGGATCATCACGCATCACGTCGAGACCTATGAGACCGAGGGCGAAGGCGGCGGAAGCACTACCCCCGGCACTTACGGTTATAACGACGATGGCACGGCTGACAATGATGGTGATAAGACTAACTCGATGGCCCGCGGCGGAATCGTAACGCGCCGGATGCGGGCAATCATCGGTGAGGCAGGCCCGGAGGCGATCATCCCGCTCCGCTCGGCGAATAGCTCGCTGCTGAATAGCCTCATCGGGCACACTCCATCAGCCCGCCTGAGTCCCGTGATCTACAACATTGACGCCAGGGGTGCGCAGCGGGGGGTGAGCCGCGAGGTGCTGGCGGCGCTGCGCAGCGTACATGCCGCGGCGGTCTCGGATGCTGTGAATGCCGTTGCTGACCACCAGGCGCGCGGGAGGATGCGGTGACGATATCTTACCCCCTGAGCGTTCCGTCATACCCCGCGCCAATAGAGGTGATCTGGCACCGCGGAGACCCGTCACTTATCTCGATCTCTCCCTTCACCGGGCATCAATACACCGTGGTGTATGGCTCCGATCTCTGGCAGGTTGAGGTGACCTTTGAGCCTCTCACCCGGGCTCAGGCGGCGCCCTGGCTCTCGTTCTTTGAAAAGCTCCACGGTAAAGAGGGGACATTCCTTTTTGGCGACACGCTGCAGGCCACCGCCCGCGGCACCCCGAGTGGCACCCCGAAGGTGAAGGGCGGCAGCCAGGTCGGGTTCTCTCTCATTACCGACGGCTGGACGCCGAGCACCCTGGTGCTCAAGGACGGAGACTTCTTTCAGATCGACAGCCAGCTTTATCGAAATCTTGGGGACGCAACGAGCAATGGATCGGGCGAAGTAACGCTCGACATCTGGCCGTCGCTTCGCGGGCACGTCGACAACTCAAACCTTGATTGCACCGCCCCAAAGGGAATTTTCCGCTTGATCACTGTCCCCTCTGACCGGGCCGCGGAGGATCATCTGTATTACCTCGACTTCGCAGCCATAGAGGCGAGGTCATGAGGACCATCTCGGCCGCAGCACTGGCCGCCCTCACCGGCTCGGTGGTTCGGCCCTTTTATCTGGTCAGTATCGAGCTAACATCGAGCACGCTTTACCTCTCGACTCTGGGCTTTAACGTCACATGGGACGGTCACACCTGGCTTGGAAACGGGTTTATCAAAGACCCCGGTGCAATTCGCGAGACCGGGGATCTCACCGCTGAGGGGATGGAGGTGCAGCTCTGTGGAGAGCCGAGCGCCCTGGTGAGCATCCACCTGCAGAGCGTTGAGCAGAATAAGGCCGCGAAGGTCTATCTCGGATTTCTTTCGGCCGCGCAAGCGGTGATCGCCGATCCGATCCTGATCTTCTCTGGAGTCGTGGACAACTCAAAGCTCGTCGACGCGGCCGACACGGCGACGCTGACGTTTTCCCTGGAGAACGATCTGGCGGATCTGGACCGGCCGAACGACCTCCGCTACAACCACGAATCGCAAAAGTCCTTGTATGCGCTCGATCTCTTCTTTGAATACGTTGAGCAGCTCCAAAACGCCCATTTCTACTGGGGCAAGAAGAAGCGAAAGAACCCGAAGAAAAATAAGAAAAAGGGTTCCGAATGACCGAACGGAAGGCACCCATCATATCCCGGCCGGTATCGGATGCGCCCTGGTCGATCAAAGACGTGCGAAAACCCGAGGCGATCGAGTGGCTCAAGGAGCATCGCCCAAATCTCAAAAAATATTCAACGAAGGTAATTAGGCGCACCCGCCGCAAGCTTTCACGCCGAGACTGGAAAAAGTCGCTGCCGCGTGGACGCGATGAGACCATTTCTGCATCTGACATCAGCCGCGACATCATCTATGGTGAGGTTCGGGTCGGTGGAACGATAAACTTTCTCCATGTTAAGAAAGCCCATAAGGCTTGGTATCACCATATTTTCTGTATCGCGGGCCATGAGATTGACTCGGTCCAAAAAATGTACATCGACGGGATCGAGATTCAGTTTGCCAGCTCTGGCGGAAGCATTTACGGATGGGCAACTGGCCCGACGGGAGAGGAGCCCGGCACCAAGGAGTCCGACACGGAAAGGGACTTTACCAACCGGGTCTTTGTTAAGGTGGTCCATGGCGCCTCGGACCAGCTGGCCGACGGTGAGATCCTGGCTCAGCTTGAATACATCCCTGACGGAGAGAGCGACGTTGTGTGGAGCGAATCGCATCGCGGCCGCGGCGTGGCATATGTGTATGTCATTTTCAACTGGAGTGCGGCGGCCTTCGGAGAAGGCGACAACGAGGTGGAGTTCCTCGTCCGTGGTAAGAAGGTTTACGACCCGCGAGATGCGTCTACAGCATGGAGCCAGAACGCCGCGCTCTGCATCGCGGATTATTTGACCGACACGAGTTATGGGAAAAAGATCCCCTGGGCCAAGATTGACACCGCCGATGCCTCCGGCGGGCTCCATTGGGCCGCGGACGTGTGCGACCAGTCCGTCTCGATCGTCGGCGGGAGCGAGGCGCGGTTTGCGCTGAACGGGAAGACCGATCGATCTCAGTCTCCGCGGCAGATTCTTGAGGCAATGGTCACGGCGTTTGCTGGCACAATCGCGCCCATCGAGGGCAAGTGGAAGTTTTTTCCCGGCTGCTGGCGCACCCCGGTGTCGGTCGAGCTTACCGAACAGGACCTCCGCGGTCCTATCACCATTGAGAGCCTCATCTCAAAAAGCGAAACCTTCAACGCCATTCGCGGAACCTTTGTCGACGCCGCCAACAATTACGAGGAGACGGACTTTCCTTCCATCAACCTGGCCGGCGTCGGCGATGAGGTGATGTGGGAGGATATTCAGCTGCCATTTACGACATCAAGCACGACGGCGCAGCGCATCGCGCGCATCTATTTGGCCGAGGCGATCCGGTCGGCCACAATCACCGCGCCGTTTTCATTGAAAGCCCTGCAGCTTACTTACGGCGATATTCCCACCGTTACCATGAGCCGGTATGGATTCTCGGCGAGCACCTATCAAGTTGAGGATTTCGATTTCGGCCTCGACAACCTGGAGCCGATCATCAATTTGGTGTTGCGCGCAATTGACGCGAACGCCTACGCCGACACGACCGAGCAGGCGGCGCATGAGGCGCGGGTCACGATACTTCCCAGCCCGTCATCAGCAACGAACCCCACGGGCTTGACACTTGCCTCCGGCACCGATCACCTTGACATTCGCGCGGACGGAACAATCTTCTCACGCATCTATGCCGAGTGGACCGCGCCGGACGATCCCTTCGTCACCGACGGCGGGCATATTGAAGTGCAGCGAAAGAAGAGTACGTCCAGCACCTGGACGGGTCAGACCCTCCTGCCCGGTGACACCACGCATGTTTACATTCTCGACGTTCTCGACGGCGTGAATTATGACGTCCGCATCCGGTCGATCAACGCTCTAGGGAAGGCGTCTGCCACTTGGCTCACCGAGTCGAACCATAATGTCATAGGCAAGACCGCGCCGCCCGCCGACGTGGCATCAATCGACGTGGCATCTGACGAGTACGGGATCAATATCGTGTGGGACGCCGTGGACGACCTCGACCTTAAACACTATGAGCTCCGCTACGGCGGCAGCGCCTGGGGAGACTCTACGCTGATCACGCGCGTGAAGGGCACGGCCTACACCTGGGCACGCAAAACGGCGGGCTCCTACACGTTCCGCATCAAAGCGGTGGACACGAGCAACAACTACTCAACCAACGAGACGACCGACACGCTGACCATCTCGGGGCCGAGCACGCCGACCCTCACTCTCACGATTGAGGGTGAGGACGTGCGCATCTCATGGCCCGCCAGCACGGGCACGCACGCCATTAAGGAGTATGAGATCCGTTACGGCTCGACCTGGGCGGGCGGCACCTCAATCGGGCGGTTTAACACGCTCTCGCACAAACGCAAGGTCGATTGGAGCGGGTCGCGCGTCTGGTGGGTGGCGGCGTATGACGTGGCGGGGAACGTGAGTACGGCAGGCTCCGAGGACCTCAACATTGTCGTGCCGGGCCAGGTGGCGTCCCTGACCAGCACGCAGGTGGACAATAACGTGCTCATCGACTGGGAGGTGCCGGCGACCGGGACGCTGCCTGTTGTGAAATACCAGTGCTACAAAGGCGCGACGTTTGCCGGCGCGACCAGCATCGGCTCGGTGGACGGCACCTTTAAGCCGCATTTTGAGCAGCTGGGCGGCGCCTATACCTACTGGGTCCGTGCGGTCGATTCGGCCGGAAACGCGGGCAGCGAGCGGAGCATCAGCCTAAACGTCCAGCACCCGCCCGATTTTATCCTGCGGGCGGATGACTACATCACGACCACCAGCGGTGACACCGAAACCAACATCATGACGTCCAACGAAAACGCGGACCTCACCACGCGGCAAATTTACGCCAATACCACTCGCGGGGAGACGTGGACGACGCATTTTACAAATAATTCGTGGACCTGCATCCAGGACGCCATTGACGCGAGTTATACCCAGTGGCTGCAACCAGCACCGACCACCGGCGTGTTTGAGGAGGCGGTGGATCTTGGCGCGGTCATGCCAGGAAGCCTCATCAGTGTCACCTGGGCCAAGAGCGACCTGGTAGCCGGTATTACTGTTACGCCGCGGATTTATTACAAAAAACTGGTCGGTGATGCATGGACGGCGGGCACGGATGGTCTATCGGAACTTTACGCCGTCGAGTTTCAGTACATCAAGGTAAAGCTCACCTTCACCGCCGCGACTGACAAGGCGCAGGCCATTATCACGGACGTGCATTACCGGGTGACTGTGAAAAAACAGACCGACAGCGGCGTCGTCTCTGTCACGGCGACCGGCGGGACGGCTGTGACGTTCAATCTGGATTTTTTGGATGTGGAGAGTGTTGTGGCAACGCCGCAACTCGTGGGGTCGGGGACGGTTCGCGCAAAATTCGCGATTGTGGATTTTACCGATGTGCCCAATCCGACCGGATTTGTCCTATACCTTTTTGACAAAGACGGCGCGGAGGTGAGCGGAGGAAATTTACCCGTGAGCGTGAGATGGACTGCCGAAGGCGTTGTCGACGTGGTAACATGAGAAAGGAGCAATTATGACTGCTGTGAATTTTTCCAATCCGACGAACTCAACCGCGTACGCGACCGTTTTGGGCGAAATCCGCGAGGCGATCTCGCACGTCGGACAGATGACCTTTACGTCCGACACGAACATTCCGGCGGGCACCGTTCGCCGAAACGGGGCTGCTCTGGAGTACTATGTGAGCGGCTCCACCTGGACTCAGTTTCTTGGCGCCGCGCAGATCGATCACAACTCGCTGCTGAATTACGATGCCAACAAGCACGCCGACAAGACCGGGACCGTGACGGTAAGCGGTGCGTGGACTTTTAACGCGGCGAAATTTGCGGCAGATGCGGTTGTGACTGATTTGAACTGGTACATTTTGGGGGCCACTTCCGATGGGACCGATAACGGGCTGATCGGGATCTGCCCTGGAGGGGCCTATGCTTATACGAGGGGAGCGTGCCTGAGACTTTTTGGAAATGAGTATACAGGGTACGAGGGGAGGGTCGAGCTGTTCGCCGGGACTGACTCGGATGATGGGCAGATCCTATTCGGCACACAGGGCGCTATCCGGGCGATAATCGACTATAACGGCGGCTGGCAGATTTTTGATGTGACCTCGGTGCAAACCCCGTCAACCAATGGGGTCAATATCCATTCAGATACGGGAGTGCTCCGGGTTAGAAACGACGCGGGAGATGATTGGGCGCTGGTGGGGGCTGCCTTTTACACCATTGAATCATCGAGCAATCAGACCAGGACCACGGCAAACACTAGCTGGTATGACATGAGCAGCAGCAGTGTCAGCGTCACAGATGTGCTAAGTGGTGACACGATCATGGCCTGGGCCACGGTGCATTTGTACAATGACACAGCCCCGACCAGTGAAATCCGGGCGCGGATCGCGATTAGTACAGATTACGGCCAGGGTGTGCGATTTGAAGACATCGGCACATTGCAGCAGGGTATTTCCCTGACGCCGATCCACAAAGCCACCGGGCTGACCGGCACCGTGACCGTGAAACTGCAATGGTGCACACCTGACACTCCTGGTGACACGATTGAAAGCGACCAATTCCAGATGTTTGTCTGTCACATCAGAAGGACAAAATGAAAACCGAGACGATTGCCGTCGAAACCTCCGCTGGCGTTAATGCCGCACAGTTAGCTGCTGAGTTGCAGCAGCTCTATCCGGGCACGTCTATCGCCCTCATCTGCGATGAGGCGCGGCGGGTCAAGGAGGTGCAGCTCGATGTGAGTGACACGACCGTGCTGGACGAAAAGGCCGTGCGGGACATTGTGAAGGCGCACGTACCGCAGCCGCTGCCGCCGCGCGTCACGCTGCACGACCTGGCGGCGAGGCTTTCGGTGGTTGAGGGGGAGATTCTCAAACTTAAAGGGGAGAAGTAGCATGACGGACGAACAGAAGGCAGTAGATGAACGGCTCCACCAGGCGCAGCAGCTGCTAAGCCAGACGCGCCTGCCGGGGGCGGGCGCGGGCGAGCTGATGCAAATCTGCATCCACTTGCAGGCGGTAGGCGTGACGATCCAGCAGGCGCGGGACCTGCTCGCGGGGAAGCCGCCAGGCGGGGCGCCGCCGAAATAGATTTAGTTCCGCCAATGGGGGCGGAGCAGAACGGGCCGCCTCGGCGGCTGCGGTTTATTTGGTAAGGAGACATTATGGCGACTGACACCATCATTTCCAACGCCGCAGCTATTGCGGCGTGCGACGCGATTGTTGACCTGCTGGACGCGGGAAGCGCAGCAGGGCATCTCAAAATCTACTCCGCGGGCAGCGGTGTGCCAGCGGACGTGGATACCGCCATCACCGACCAGGTGCTGCTGGCGGACCTCACGCTGAGTGACCCTGCCTTTGGCGGTGCGGCGGATAACACCGGAAAGGCGACCGCGACGGCAAGCTCAATCACTGCAGACTCGAGCGCAAACGCCTCGGGCACGGCGGCCTTTTTCCGCGCCGAAGATAGCAACGGCGTGGCCCGGATTCAGGGGACGGTCGGCACTTCCGACTGCGATCTGAACCTGAACTCCGTGGCCATTTCCAGCGGTGCGCAGGTGAGCATCACATCCTGGACCTTCTCGGTGCCGGAACAGGTATAACCTAACCTGCATGGCGGTGCGCGGGTGCCGCCATGCAGGGCTTTGGAGGGCGTAAGATGGCTGATAACATTGCCGTGACGCCGGGCAGCGGCGCAACGATCGCGACCGACGAGGTGACGCGCAACGCCGCGTCCGAGCATCAGCAGATTGTGAAACTGTCACTCGGGGCAGAGGGCGCATTTGACATGCTACTGGACTCCGGTCAGCAGACCTCGGCCAATTCGCTCCCCGTGGTACTGCCATCCGACCAGATTGTGGCAATGCAGCCTACGCGGGGCGGGACGGCGGCGGTCACGGCGGTTGCGGCGTCTGGGTCGAGCACGACGTTGCTATCCGCTGAGTCCGATCGACTGGGCGCTTCAATCTTTAATGACGCCGATCAGGCATGTTTTGTAAAGTTTGGCGCAACGGCAAGCAGCACCAGCTTCACGGTCAAGATCGCGGTGAACGGCTATTTCGAGTTTCCGCAGCCGGTCTATACCGGCGTGGTAGATGCCATCTGGGAGAACTCACCGTCAGGGAACGCACGGATCACCGAGTTGACATAGGAGACACGCGATGCCGCTATATAATCCTGAGATCAACTGCTACGACTGCTCCTGTTATGACTGCTCTTGCTACGATTGCTCAGTCTCTTGTTATGACTGCTCCTGTTACTGCTGCTATGACTGCTCCTCATGTTGTTACGTTGATTGCACGTGCTGTTACACCTGTAACGACTACACGACATATTGCTGTTTCGACTGCTCCTGTTATTCAGCCACTCCTGGCGGATCGGGCGGGTCCGTTCAGTATAATAGTAGCAGTTGTTTTGGGGGAGATTCGTATTTTACCTACGATTGCAGCACTTACTGCCTGGCGGTGGGGTCCGGCTATAATGGCACTATCAATACCAGCCAGTACGTCTCCTGCGGCTGCTGCGGCCTGAATGCGAATTGCAGCGGATTCAGTTCAATCTGCGTGATGGGCGGGCTGGTCGTGGCGCTGTCATAAAGGGGGCGCGATGAAACGGCTGAGCCTTGGATGCGGAGAGGAAGAGCGGGCCGGATTCGTCGGACTAGACAGCGACCCATCCGTCTCCCCTGATGTGGTCTGGGATCTGGAGCAGACACCGCTTCCGTTCGAGGACGGCGAGTTTGAGCTGGTGCGGGCCTCGCACATTCTGGAGCACGTCCACAACCTCATGCCGTTGATGCAGGAGGTGCGGCGCATCCTGACCCCTGGCGGCATTTTTGACGTTGCGGTTCCCATGTTCGGCTGCAAGGCGGCTATCATTGATCCCACTCACTGCCGGTATTTTTTGCCGGAGACTTTTTTCATGTTTCAAGCGGCGCAGCCGGGGCAGCACCCGCCGCATTTTGCTGGACGCGGCTGGTTTGCGGTGCAGTCTCTGGAGGTCCGCAAAATTCGCGGGCCGAACGAGGACGAGAAAACGGCGGGGGCGTTTTTCACAGAGATTCGAGCGAGGTTGATTCGGGCGTGAACGATTGCAAACGTGTAGTGCTTAAAGTTGATGGCGGGCTGGGCAAGAACGTTGCAGCGACCGCGCTGGTGGTAAGCATTAAGGCCAAGTGGAACCTGCCGCTTATCGTCATCGCATCGCACATGGAGCCGTTTTACGGCAATCCGCTGGTGGACCGGCTGCACACTTACCGGAACCTCTCGTACCTCTACGCCGATTATTTTGCAGACCGAGCAGTTCAGATCCTCTCTGGCGAGCCCTATATGCACTCATCCTACCTGACCGGCTCTCACATCATTGAGGTCTGGCGGGAGATGTTTGGTCTGCCGACTTGTGACGTGGCGCAGCCGTGTCTGTTCATTGACGCCGCCGAGCGGGAGTGGGCGCTCACATACCTAGCCGGGATGAAGATCCAGCCTGAGAAACTTATCCTGCTCCAGTGGCAGGGCGGCGCGGCGCCGCCCGCGCCTGGTCAGTGTTCGGCGCAGCAGCGGCGCACGCTGCGGCGGGTCACGGCACAAGCCCTGTATGACGGGCTCGTCGGCATGGGGTACGATGTAATCTCGATGCAGCTTCCCAGCCAGCCGCAGCTTGAGCGGTGCCTGGTGCCGACTGCGGGCCGGGGACAGGATGGGCAGCCGCTCCCGCTCAATCCCCGCCAGGCCCTCGCGCTGGTGTCGGTGTGCAAGAGTTTCGTCGGCATCGACTCCTTTGTGCAGCACGCGGCGGCCGCATTGGGGAAGCCCGGCATCGTGCTCTGGGGCGGCACGGACCCCCGAAATTTAGGTTATCCAGAACACAAAAACCTGACAGCAAAAGTTAAATGCGAAACCCCACACTGCGGCAGACCGAACAGTTTCCTGTTTGACGTAGACGTTTTCGGGCGGCCCTGGTCGTGCCCGGTGGGGGATATGTGTCTGGATTTTGATCCTGACGAGATTTTGGACGAGTTCGCCTGATGCTGATATTTTTCTGGAATACGGAGGCGACGGGGGCTATCACGGGCACCGCGGTGCAAACGTGCGCACCTGCCTCCCAGGCGGCGGCTGGGTCCGAGTTATTTACGGGGTCGGCTGTTCAGGGCCAGGTCGCGGCCCAGCAGCTCGGCGCCGGCGTCGAGATATTTCAGGGCACGGCAGCGCAAACAGCCGCCCCCTGCTCCCAGCAGGCGGGAGGGGCGCAGGGTTTTGTCGGCTCCTCCGCCCAGCTTCACCCGCCGGCGAGTCAATCGGCGGCCGGCGTCGAGGTGTTCGTCGGTGCCGCCGCCCAGCAGATAGCGCCCTGCACGCAGGCGGCGGCGGGCCAGGCGGCGGGCGCCCCTGTTACCGGCACGTCCGTACAGCTCGCGGCTCCGTGCTCTCAGGCGGCGAGCGGTATCGAACTCTTTGCCAGCGCGGCAGTCCAGCAGTCTGCGCCCGCGAGTCAGGCGGCCACAGGGGGGCAGGGGTACGCGGGGACGGCGGCGCAGACCGTCCCGGCCGCCAGCCAGGCGGCGAGTGGCGTAGAGACCTTCCTTAGCGTAGCAGCTCAACAAGCCCAGCCTGCAAGTCAGGCAGCTGCTGGCGCACTCGGGCTTGCCGGCGCGGCGGCCCAAACGCTCGCACCAGCAGTGCAGGCCGGCTCTGGGCTTGAGACGTTTCTCAGCAGCTCGGCTCAGCAGTCTCAGCCAGCGCAGCAGTCGGTCGGCGGGGGCCTTGGCATCAGCGGGGCGGCCGACCAGGCACTGGCAGCCGCGGCTCAGGCGGCGTCTGCTCTTGAGACTTTTATCGGCCAGGCCGCGCAGGTGCTCGCGGCAGCCGCGCAGTCCGCCTCGGGCGGGGTCGGCATCACGGGCACCGCCTCCCAGACCGTCGCCGAATCCACGCAAAGCGCCGCGGGCCTGCTCACGTTCCTCGGGGCGGTCGAGCAGCCCGCGAGCGCGGCGGCTCAGGCGGCAGAGGGGGCAGAGAGTTTTATCGGGCAGATCGCGCAGCAGGCACAGCCGGCGGCTCAGGCTGCAAGCGGCGGGACAGGCATTGTTGGCACCGCCTCCCAAAGCCTCCCGGCCTGCACGCAGGCGGCGGAAGGGCTCGAGGTATTCCTCGGGGAGGCAGCTCAGGCGGCAGTTCCCTGCGCACAAGCCGGCGCCGGCGCCCAGATATTTACGGGGGTGGCCGCTCAGACGCTCGCTGCATGTTCTCAGTCGGCTGCCGGTGGGACGGGGGTCATTGGCGTAGCAGTCCAGACCTCTGCCTCGGCGCACCAGGCGGCGGACGGGATTGAGAGCTTTGTCGGCAGCTCCTCACAGCTTCATACGGCAGCCGGCCAGGCGGCGGCGGGGGAGCTTGCTTTCATCGGCCAGGCGGCGCAGCAGACCACCCCCTGCTCTCAATCGGCCGCCGGTGGGGGCGTACATGTCGGCGCCGCCGCCCAGCAGACCCAGCCCGCGGCTCAGGCCGCCGAGGGCGTGGTCGAACATCTGGGCAGCGGTGCGCAGACCACAGCGCCGGCCGCCTGCGCAGCCGCCGGCAGTTTGGACTTCATCGGCGCAGCAGCGCAGATCGCCGCGCCGGCCTTCCAGCTCGCGGTCGGCGAGGGGTTGGGGACGGGGGCGGCAGCACAGATCGCCGCGCCGGCAACTCAGGCCGCCGCGGGCAGCCTCGATTTCATTGGCGCGGCGGCGCCAACCACCGCCCCCGCGCTGAGTGGGGCGAGTGCTCTGGAGATATTTACCGGGACCATCTCTCAGGACGCCCGGCCCGCGCTCCAGGGAGCCACAGGCGCACAGGGATATACGGGCACAGCTGAGCAGACCGCCACACCCGCCAGTCAGGCGGCAGTCGGCGAGGAGGCGTTTATCGGGGCCGCAGCCCAAGAGGGCCAAGCCGCAAGCCAGGCCGCCGCCGGGGAGGTGGTCGGGACGCTCGCGGGCACGATTGCACAGATCGCCGCGCCTGCCTTCCAGCTCGCAACCGCGCTGGAGACGTTCATCGGCCAGGCCGCTCAGGAGCACGTCGTCTGCAGCCAGGCCGCCGTTGCGATGCTGGCGATCACGGGGGCAGCGGCCCAAGAGGCGCAGCCGGCAGTACAGGCCGGCACAGGAGCGGTCTCATTCGTTGCCTGGGCGGCGCAGACCCTTGCGGCGGCAGAGCAGGCCGGCACGGGCACCGAGACGTTTGTCGGCACCATTGCCCAAACATCACCGCCCGCCAGTCAAACCGGCGAGGGCATCGCGTACTCGATGCTGGTGAGCGGGGAAGCGGCGCAGCTCGTCGCAGCCTGCACACAGTCGCTTGACGGGCAGGAGTCGTTTGTCGGCACTGCCGCCGAGCAGATCGCCGCCGCGTACCAGGCCGCCGCGGGCGTCTGGTTCTACCCGGTCACTAAGGATGTCGCGCTCACCGGCACGTTCACTCTCGACACCGCGCTCACCGGCACCTTTACAACCGACTTCGCGCTGGTCGGAACCTTCACAATCGATTTTGCACTCACCGGCACTTTCACTCTTGACTCAGCGATGACTGGGACTTTCGTCGCGGAACCAAGCTTAACCGCAACCACATGAGGACACCATGACAACCGAGAATCAAGACGTTTCCATCGTACAGGGCGACTCCGTCACCCTGACAGTGACGGTCACCAGCGGCGGGGTCGCCAAGAACCTCACCAGCGCGACGATCAAATGGTCCTGCGCCAGGTCTGCGGATGGCTCAGCCGCGCTGAGCAAGACGACGAGCAGCGGCATCACCATCACGAACGCGGCGGGCGGCATCTTTCAGGTCGCACTCTCAAAGACCGACACGGCCGCGCTGCTCGGATATTACTATCACGAGGCCGAAGTCACCGACGCGGGCGGAAACGTTAGTACGGTAATGACGGGGCACCTCACAGTGACGCAGGACTTGATTGCATAGGGGGGCGCGTATGGATCTTCAAGATGACAACGGAAGGGATAAGGAGAAACCGTGCTGGCTGGGGACTGAGTGCCAGCTCGCGCGGGATCAACAAACTGGCAATGACCTATTGCGTGACATCCTGCGTGAGCTTCGGCATGTCAATAAGAGCTTAATTGGTCCCGCGACCGGAGCAAACCGCGTGCCCGTGCGCGTTCTGCTTTGGGTAATAGTTGTCTTTACCGCGCTTCTAGTCCTAGAGCGGCTCACAAAGAGCGGATATGAGCTTGACGCCTCAGCAAATCACCTTGCGGTGACACAGGCAGAAAAAAAAACTGAGTGACATGAAAGCATCTCGCGAAGCCTTTGAATTGATTAAGCGGTTCGAATCGTTCCGGTCGAAGCCGTACATGTGCCCCGGCGGGCAGCTCACAATCGGATGGGGAACAACGACCGGCGTGATACCGAACATGGAGGTCAGCATCGGTCAAGCCGACGAGTTGCTCCGTCAAGACGTGATCGAGATCGACCAGGCGCTAGCACAAATGATCCGAGTGCCACTTATGCAGCACCAATGGGATGCCCTGGTGAGTCTCATTTATAACATCGGAGAGGGCAGTTTTGAGATGAGCACCCTGCGCAAGATCATTAATCGAGGCGAGTTCGACCGGGTGCCGGCCGAGATCAAACGCTGGCGCCGCGCAGGCGGACAGGTGCTGCCCGGCCTGGCGGTGCGCCGCTCGGCCGAGGCTGCGCTCTGGCAGGGGCGTCAGCTTCCGCCGGTCCCGCCGCTCACGCCGCACCTCAACTTTGCCCGTGAGGCTGTGGAGCAACCGGCCCGCGCCTGGCGTATCAGTGTTCCGCTCAAAGACGTTGTTAACTGGTTTTGGAGACAACTTGGAGGAGGATGATATGGGCCTTTTCAAAAAGCTCTGGGCTCTCGTGAAGTTTTTGAAGGCGGGCACATACGACAAGGCGACCGACGCGATCTTGCCGGTGGTGCTCGAGAACCAGGTGGTGGCGCCGTTTTTGGCGCAGAACAAGACGGTAATCGGGTTCCTACTGCTCTCCACCTACGTGGTGCTCCAGGTCGCCGGAATCTTCTTTCCGGGAGTGCCATGGTTCGAGCCCGCGCTGGCGGTGCTCGGCGTCATACTCACGGCGCTCGGCATCGCGCATCGAGGCGTGAAGGATCGAGCGGGGTTCTGATGATCGACACGGCGAGGGGCCTGTTCATCGCACTCGCCCTCTCGCTCCTGCTGTGGAGCGCGATTGTCTGTGTATTCTGCTGGGTGCTTCGGACATGAGGGGGGCGCTGCTTAAGTTCGGCCTCATTCTGCTTTGCTCCGTCCGGTGCGAGGGGGACCACCGGGGAATATCGCTCTACGGAATCCAGAACAAAGCCTGGCCCTGCGCGGCGTCGCTTCGCGAGGCACGGCGCAATCGGCCGCCCGCGATCTCGATGGTCTGGTCCAGTCTAGGCGCGCAGACCAACTGCCTCAAACGGTTTCTCAGGCGGCCCGGCCGGAAGGTGCTGCAGATCCAAGTCTCGAATGCCTGCTGCCAGCGTCGCGGCGACTGCCAGCGTTACGAGATGCTGCACGGATGGAGCTTGGCCGATTGGCGGCGCGCTGTGGATAATGACGACCCGCGGGCAAGGCGGGCATTTCGGAAGTATGCGCGGCCGGCGGCAGCGCTTATCAAAGACGCACGGCGATTAAAGTGTCTAATCGCTCCCGAGCTGGAGAGCAACTTGACCGCGCCCGAGCAGGGCCGACTCATCGAGTGGATCCGCGATCTGTTCCCGCCGCGGTGCAAGTTCGTCTCGTATCGCGGACTCGCGCCGGGGGCGTCGTTCGTGGAATACCACGGCGCCGTCAGCCGCCGGCATGCGCCCTGTATTTGGAGCAACGACGGAACCGAGCTCTCCGGGTGTGATCTCCGCAACGTCGCCGAGTGTGAGTACTCCTTCCTCTGGCACCACCGCTTCAACGGCTGGCCTGACCACGGCGAGCCCACCGACCGGCGCCGGCAGCGCACCGACTGGCCCACCACGGAGACTTGGGAGATGGTGAGGCAGTATCTGCTATAAGTCGAGGTCTACTTCTTGCAGCAAATCGCAGTTACTGTCAGGGTATAAGCGAAGCCGTCATCAACCCGAACAGTCACGCCAGTCGGAATATTCTTCTTGCCGATAAGTAATTCAGCGCGGACAAGATTCGCGTCATCTTGCGATGTGGTAAAGCCCCAGTTCTGTAAATATTCGCCCGACTTGCATTGCACCGTCGCAGTCGCATGGTAAACATGCTCCTCCGCGCTTGCGGTTCTTGTCTTGCAAGCCCCGGGGGCCGCGATGGCAAGAGACGGCAGGACAAGCAGTAGCAGCATAGCAATCGTTCTCATTTTTCCCTCACAGTTTAAGTTTTAAACCGGCATGCTCCGCGAGTGACCGGCGGCGCTTGTCGTAACGGTAGCACATATCGAGTGTGGCAAAGCGGCCGAACTCCTGAACCTCGTGCGGGTCGACGCCCTGGCGCAGGAGCTCCGTCACTCCGGTCGCCCTCAAGGAATGCGCCGCGAATTTGCTCTCATCGAGCCCGACCCGCGCGCAGGCGCGTTTTACTATGCGGTTGATGGTGCTATGCGAGATTGGAGCCAGGTTGGCTCCAGCCCCAAAATGCGAGACGAAAAGGGGAGAGCGGGGAAGGGCCCCCGCGGCCGCCCGTTCATCGCGCCAGGCCAGCACCGCCTCAGCCGCCCATGAGGGCAGCGGCTGCAGGGGGCTTGTCCCGTTTTTGGTGGCCCTGAGCCTGAGCGCAGTGACCCCGTCGACCTCCTGCACATCGTCGAGGGTAAGTTTGGCCGCCTCGCTTCGCCGCAAACCGCCGCCGACGAGCGCCGAGAGCAGCGCCCGCGCAGAGAGTTCTGGCGCCCCCAGGATGAGCTCCGGCAGCACGCCCGGCGGTAGCGCCCGGGTCGGCCGTTTTGGGGCCGCCCTGAGGAGAGTGACACCCTCAAAGGGGTTGACGCGGGCGACGCCGGCAGCCTGGGCTATCCGGAAAAACTTCCGGAAAATGAGAAGGCGCTGATTGGTTGTACCCGAGGCCCGATAATCCACGGCATCTCTCCGCGCGCCGCGCCGGCGCTGACTCCAGGCCTTATAGCGCAGCGCCGCGGTGGCATCCAAGGAAATCAGCGCCCGGGCCCCGTCGGCGCATCTCAGAAACGCCTCGAGGTCATGCAGCGCCGCATTGTAGGGCCGTTGATTTTTGTGTGTGCTCACGTAACTACGCCAAAGCTCTAGTAAGGGATTTTCGCATATAGAAACTGAGGCTCTCCTTGCCATGATTTCCAAACGCCTTCCCGGCTCCCGCGCCGCCAGGTCCCGGCAAGCCGGCGCCGCATCCCGGCCGCTTGCGCTCATTATCCACATCCTCGAACGTTTTCAGAAAAAGTTTCCTGCCATCTCAAAAATAATATATTGCGCACGAAATAGGGGCAGTGTACCAATCAGCCAGAGCCACCGAATATTGACCGATAAGTAACGAAATCGTTCATCTATTCGGGCGCTCCGAACTAAACGGGGCCCCATGCCACTATTATATTGCGATTGCGATAGTACTCAACAAGATTCCGCGCCTCAAAAGCTAGTAAATCCGGTCTTCTCCGGCGCCCGCGTGAAGGAAGCGCGCGGCCGCGCCGAAATGTCACAAGCTGCGCTCGCCGCCGCCTGCGGCATGAGCCAGGGCAATCTATCCCAAATTGAAGCCGGGAAACGCCGCGACCCATCGGGCGGCGCCGTCGCGCGCATCGCCGCGGCGCTTGGCGTGAACATCCACGATTTTTTCATCGAGGGAGAGAGTCATGTGCAGGAGATGTCCGCAGGAGAGAGCCCAGACCGCGATCTCGGAACGGTTTGAACGCGTGGTCTATCACGTCTTTTGGTTCGCGTTTCTGGCGGCCGCGGTCGCGCTCTCGATCCCGATCGTCCAGTGGTGCTGCCACGGCTGCCCGGTGAGGTGAGCCATGGAAAACCTCATCGAACAACTACCCGGCTCCTACTCAAACGTTCCGGACGAAACCTATCACCGATGGAAGGGCGCCTCGAACTCACGGCTTTCCGACCTTCTCAGCTCTCCCGCGCACGCGCTCTTTTCCATGACCTACCGGGACAAGGTGACGCCGGCGCTAAAGCGCGGCTCGGCGCTTCACTGCCAGGTGCTCACGCCTGGCGCGTTCGATTCTCGCTTCGAGGTGCGACAGGACAGAAAGACCTCGCCGGATGATGCGTGCACACTCGGCGCGAACGATTACGCCTCCGTGGTGGGCATGGCCGAGGCGATTTCGGAGCACCCTGTCGCCTCCGAGCTCCTCGCCGATTGCTTTCTTCGCGAGCACTCAATCGTCTGGGACGACTGCGAGAGCGGAGTTCGCTGCAAGGCGCGCATTGATCACATCTGCAAGGAGCGGGATATCGCGATTGACCTAAAGACCACGACCGATGCAAGCCCCACCGAGTTTGCGCGCTCGATTTACAACTACGGATACCACCGCCAGGGCGCGCACTACCTTCAAGCGCTCACCGCGAACGGCACCCCTAAGCGCCATTTCGTCATCATCGCCGTCGAGAGTGAAGCGAAAATCGCCCGCAACGGAAAGCCGACCCACGCGATCGGCGTTTACGTGCTCGACTCCATGGCCATCGAGATCGGCACGAAAGAACTCTCGCCGCTCCTTGCGACATGGAAGCGCTGCGAGACCTCGGGAGAGTGGCCCGCGTACCCGGAGAAGATTCAAGACATCAGTCTTCCGGGCTGGGTTTTGAAACGGGAGGAGAAGCAAGATGAATGACGTGACGGAAAACCTGCCGGCCGCGCCGCCGGATCATTTGCCGACCAGCAAAGAACTCATGGCTCAAGTGCCTGGGATTTTCGAGAGCCCGGATCTTACGCTCTCCGACCAGAGCATGAATTTTAAGGAGATGTGGCAGTTTGCACAGATTATCTCGAAGGCGGACTGCGCGCCGAAGCAGTGGAAGGGGAAGCCAAACGACTGCTTTCTCGCCGTCGGCCTTTCGATTCAGCTCCGGGTGAATCCCTTGGTATTCATGCAGCACTGCTACCCGGTTTACGGGAAGATTCGCGCAGAGGGGAAATTCGTCAAAGCGCTCATCGACACAAATGGCCCATACTCGGACGGCCTGCATGTCGAGGGGCCGACCGGGACGGGCGAGTCGCGCCGGTGCACCGCCTGGGGAACGCGCCGCTCGAACGGGGAACGGGATGAGCTCGCCTTCTCGATGCGCGACGCCGGCGCCGCGGGGTGGCTCAGGCCCAAACCGGACGACAACCGAAACGAAACCAACTGGTGGCTGAAACTCCCCGACCAGATGCTCGTGTACCGCACCGTCTCTCTCTTTTGCGATCGATATTGCCCCAACGTCCGGATGGGCCTGGAGACGATGGAGGAGGCGCACGACATCGGCGACGGCGTCACGGTGCTCCGGCCTGCCAGGGCATCGAGCGAGCTCAACCAGACGCTTGAGAGCGTGAGAGGGAAGGCCGCCGCGGCCGAGTCTCAAACCGATACCCCAAAAGATAGTGCCCCCGCCAGACCAGCGAATGTGGAGGAAGCGGGGACGCCTGCGGGTTCCGCATCCGCCGGCGGGGGCCGTGTTTCTGAGACGCCCGAGCTGCTCCGGTTACTGCTCGATGAGGCGGGGCGACACAAGGTCACGGAAGCGATGCTGGCCGCGCGCATGAAGCGGCCGGTCTCGGAGTTCGACGACAAAAACATCGAGACACTACTCGATTTATTCGAGTTCGTCCGCAACGGGCAGGTTGAGATCGGGAAAGAGTTCCCCGAGCTGCGGGCGGCGGCATGATTCTGTACATCGACACATTGCACAAACATTCAACCCGGCGGCGGGCCGCATCGAGGGCTCTAACCGCCGGGTCTTTTTTCTGACGGAGCTGTGAGGAACTTGGGCTGTGACAAAGACATAGTTTTTATTGCGCGCGACGGCGGCTTTGTGCCGGTGAATCTCGACATCTCAGAGCCTACACTCTGCGAGCTAAATGGCGAGCCGATCATCTTTTCGCCCGCCGGCGAGAGCCAGAAGGAAAAACTCCGCAGGGGATTTGAACGGAAGTTTGGTCAGGGAGAGAAAGAATGACATACATCAAAAAATGCAGGGTTGAAAATATTCTCGGCGTTCGCAAGGTGGAAATCGCGCCGCCCACGAATGGCGTGACCATCGGCGGCGCCAACGGCAGCGGCAAGACCTCAGCAATTTGGGGCTTGATTATGGCGCTGGGCGGCCGGGGGCAGCTCCCCCCCGAGCCGGTGCGCCGCGGCGAAGAGAGGGGCAATGTCATCATCGAACTCGACGAGTTCAACGTGCGCCTGCAGATCGACAAGCTTCGCCGCTCGCAGCTCATAGTCGAGAGCAAGGACGGCGCACAGTACCGCCGCCCGCAGGAGATGCTCGACAAGCTCTTCGGCGGGCTCTCGTTCGACCCCGGCGCCTTCAAGGAGATGGACCCGCGCAAGCGCTATGATTGTCTGCGCGAGCTCGTGAAGCTCGACTTCAGCGACATGGATCGCCAGTACGAGAAAGCCTACGAGGGGCGCCGCGATGTCGGCCGCCAGGTAAAAGAGCTCGAGGGGAAGCTCGCCGGCCGCAAGCTCCACGAGGGGGTGCCGGATGAGGAGCAGGATTCGGCCGCGATGGTGGCGGAATGGAAGGAGCTCTGCGCCAAGAACCGCGCTTATGACGAGCGCCGCCGCAACATTGCAGCTGCCGACCGCGAATGCGCACACCTCGCCGACGAGAACAAGCGCCATCGGAGCGAGATCGCCAGAATCACCACCGAGATCGAAAGGCTCACCGAGCAGGCGCGTGAAATTCAGGAGACGGTGGGCGCCAACGAGGAGCTCCGCGAGCAGCTCCGGGCGCAGGCCGCGGCAGAGGAAAAGGTCCTGGCCGAATCCGATGAGGTAAAGAGCCGCGCGCGGGCCGAGAGCTTCCACGCTCGCCTCGGCGAAATAGATGTCATCAACCGGAAGGTGCGCGAGAACCAGGAAGCACTGCAGCTCAAGCGGGACTGGCGCAAAAAGAAGGACGAGCACGAGCAGCTCGAGGCGCAGCTCTCCGGCATCGAGAAGGCCAAGAAAAACCTGCTGGCGGCGGCACCGTTTCCAGTCGTGGGGCTTTCATTTGCGGAGGACGGCGTCACGTACCGCGGGATCGCCTTTGAGCAGCTCAGCGAATCCGAGCAGTGGGAAATCAGCCTCGCGATCGGCTTCGCGCTTAACCCCAAGGGCATAATGTTCATGCGCAATTCGGGCGGGCTCGACAAGCGCACGCGCGCTCGGCTGCGCGAGAGGGCGGAGGCCCTGGGCGTGCAGCTGTTCCTTGAGGTGGTCGATGACGCCGAGGATGTGCAGCTGCTGATCGAGGAGGGAGAGGTGAAGGAAAATCGTTTAGGGGAGGCATGCCATGCGAATAGTTAAACTCACAGCGGAACATTTCACTGAGCGAAACGGGCGGAAGGAGTACGCCGGGCCGGAGGCGCTCGAAGGCCAGGCGGAAATCTCCGTTGAGATTGCCGCGGGCCTCGGGCGCGTGTGGTTCCCGCGACTGGAGGTGCGGGGATTCATACGGGCGTTCGCCGGGTCTGGCATCAGCGCCGGGGATGGCATCAGCGCCGGGGATGGCATCAGCGCCGGGGATGGCATCA